AGAGGGGGCAAATGATGCCCAGATTCACGATAAATCTTATCCAAATGATACCTATCAGGTTCATTATATGGTGAATGGTAAATTGCAAATTGATTTGTGTAGAGGAAAGCGATCTGATATTTTCGATCTTTACTATGATAAGTTTGGCAAGGGAGTTCTTGTCAAGATTGATTGGGCCTATGGTCGAGTTAACCCCAAGTTGTGGGGGTATAAAGTAAAAGAAAACAAGAAAAGAAAATGAATGAAGATGTATTGAGAGATCAAATCAACTCTTTGATTAGAGATGAAATTCAGGAAGTTATTAATGACTATGTTGATACTCAAGACGAATCAAAAAAATCTGGTCTTGGATTTGTTCCTACCGAGGAAGAAAAAGAATTGAAAGTCAATGTCTCTAATCGAGAGATAGATAAGATTATCAAAAAATATAAAAAGATTAAAAAGAGTGAGCGGTCAAACTTGTCTCACATTAAAAAACTTGGCCTTTTAGATAAAAACGGGAATCCTTTGTAAATGGGTAAGCATTATCTGTTGAACTTATATGGGTGTTCTTTTGCTCGTTTGAATGACGAGTATTATTTGATTGATCTTCTCGAAGATGCAGCAGCAGCAAGTGGTGCAACAGTGATTCAAACTATGTTTAAAAAGTTTGAACCACAAGGTGTCACTGCTATTTGTTTGCTATCTGAAAGTCATATTAGTATTCATACCTGGCCTGAAGATGGTAAAGCAGCGGTTGATGTTTATACCTGTGGAGATTGTAATCCAAAGATTGGATGCGACATTATCATTCAACAACTTGAAGCCACAGACCATACATTAAGTTACATAGAACGTTGACACGTTGTGTAAATAGTAGTATGATTCTAGCAATATTGTGCCTTGATAATGTATAAACCTTATTCTCCTGAGTGGCATCGTTATCGCTATCTGAAAGAAGCGATCGACAAATACCTAGATGATGGTGTAGACCCCACTAATGTTGTGGATGATATTAAAACTATCCTCCACGTTCGTTCTGAATTAGCGTATCTAGAATTTACTAGGATCAATCAATTAGAACACTATCTCGGAGACTAATGCTATCAACACAGTATCGCCTTCGTCTTGAGGGCATTTGTCGTAAGATTGTATTGGGTGAGACTGTAGAACTTTCAGAGATGATATGGGCAGAGAAGCTTGCAAAAGCAAATCGTTCTGCTGCCACATTGTTACGTCAAGCAAGGCGAAAGGCTGAGAATCCAGATATGGTTGAGGGGGGTATGGATGACTTTCTCAACCAGTTAGATCTGGGTGGCCTAGGAAATGAAAGATTTGGAAAAAGACACTTTGAAAGTATCGATGATATGATGGACTGGTGGATTGATGATAAACCAGATGACTGGAGACAAAGAGATTGACCTACGAAGAGTTTATCAATAAAGGCACCGAACATTATATGGATATGGTTCGATTGATTGAGATTAAAACTAAGCATCGTATGTCTCTTTCAACTGAAGAAAAAATAATGAACGACTATATTATGGAATTTCAAAGGCAAACAAAATTAAATGAGTTGAGAGATAAGTTTGAAAAGTGTTTGGACATCGACGATTAAATTTTGTATCGTATTTTACAAAACTGCTTGACTATATAGTTTACAAGGTCTATAATGACCATACGTTCATCCCATTCGCTGTTTGCGAATAGCGAATGAGACGCAAGTAAGTCGCGGAACGGAGCGTTCATCCTATGTTATCATTTCTTACTGTTTTCGCCATGCATATCCCTCCGGATTTGCTTTTGAAGTGTGAAGACTATCATTGGTTAAAGGAAGGATTGGAGAGATCAACTCTTTTCACTCCCTCTGAAAAGTTTACTATCATCACCAAGTGGATAGAGCATACTGAACCATCATGTTTTGATAACAAGGACGCAAACGAACTGAAGGAACGGGACTAACCATCTCATTTCTTTAGGAGTAAACCGATGAATCTTCTTAACCTTTACAGCAACAATACTTCTTATCGTGGTGTATCTTATGATCCCCATGCCAAGAAGGAAGTTGAAACCCACACCATTCTTGAGACCTATCGTGGTTGCAAGCATGAAGAGAAAGTGGAGGTTGTAAAATGAAGAAAGTAGTTAAAACAAATTGGCTCTCTGTCATCAAGGCAAAGCAAGTCAAGGAACAAAAACTACATCAAGCGCAACTTTGTGCTGCAGGTTACTGCACAACAAAGGGGTAAAAATGGATAACTATGTCTATCATTATGATGACATGGACAAAGACAATAGACCTCCTGCATGTTATCAATTAACATACAGAGGTTGCAAATACTGGTCTTGTTATCTCATTCATATGAATGAGTGGCTTGAAAACTTATTAAGATTTGAGGGGGATTGACTCTCCCTCTTTTTTTGTGTAGAATGAATTGAAAGTATTCTTTCTTATGGATAAAGAAAAACTAAAGTTAATCGTAAAGAACCTAGAGTCTCTGGTCGATTGTTTAAAATCAGAGGTTTATTCTGATGTAGATTCATACAAGATGAACTACGAAGAAGTTACAGCACACCTTACTGATTACGACGAAGTATTTTATGATGGAGATGATGATGGATACCCCGACTAAGTTGATTAGTGTTACTCCTGACGCAGAGAAGCACATGGCATACTGTGCTCGGGTAAGTAATCCTGCTAATCAAGAAAATGAAAAGTTCTCTGGATTGTTGAAGTATTGTATTCAGCACCAACACTGGAGCATCTTTGAGCAAGCAAGTATGACTCTGGAAATTAATACCTCCAGAGGAATCGCAGCCCAGATTCTCCGACATCGCAGTTTCACATATCAAGAGTTCTCTCAACGCTATGCTGATTCCTCCTTACTCGCAGAGACGATCCCGCTCCCAGAACTTCGCCGTCAGGATACCAAGAATCGTCAGAATTCTATTGACGACATTGATCCTTTCGTCAAGCAGAAGTATGAAATACTGATGCAAAGTCACTTCAGGGATGCAATGGCATTGTATCAAACAATGCTTGATGAGGGTATTGCTAAGGAGTGTGCAAGGTTTGTTCTGCCCTTAGCGACCCCCACACGTCTCTATATGACGGGTTCAGTAAGGTCTTGGATACACTACATCGATTTGAGGTCTGGTCACGGTACACAGAAAGAACATATGGATATTGCAAATGATGCAAAGACCATCTTCTGTGAACAATTTCCAGCAGTAGCAGAAGCCCTTGAGTGGGTCTAAATATTCCTACCCTTCGTTAAGATTTATGGCTGTATACCCTGTTATTAATAGAGAAACTGGTGAACAAAAAGAAGTTAAAATGAGCGTCCACGATTGGGACCAGTGGAAAATAGATAATCCAGAGTGGGACAGGGATTGGAGTGACCCTTCGACTTGTCCAAACTCTGGAGAGGTTGGAGAAATTTATGACAGACTTGTAAAGAGCAAGCCTGGATGGAATGACGTTCTCCACAAAGCATCAAAAGTTCCTGGTTCAATCGTAAAACCTATCTAACCTATGGCAAGAAAAAGAAGAGCATCTGCAGACCAACCAATTGGTGTTGGATTGACGGCAAAGCAAATGAAAAGAAAAAAACCGATCAATCTTGACTTAATGAGAGACATTGATCCTCTCACTGAAAATCAAAAACTTCTTTATGAAGCATATGCAAATGACAAACACGTTGTTGCATATGGTTGTGCGGGAACAGGTAAAACATTTATTACCTTATACAATGCACTGCAAGATGTTCTGGACGAGAATACACCTTATGAAAAAATTTATATTGTAAGGTCTCTTGTAGCCACCCGCGAAATTGGTTTCCTTCCTGGAGACCACGAAGACAAATCATCACTCTACCAAATTCCCTATAAGAATATGGTAAAGTATATGTTTGAGATGCCTACAGACTCTGACTTTGAAATGCTGTATGGCAACTTGAAAACTCAAGGAACAATTAGTTTCTGGAGCACATCTTTTATTCGTGGAACAACTCTTGATAAGTCAATTATTATTGTTGATGAATTCCAAAACTTGAATTATCACGAACTTGATAGTATAATTACTCGTGTAGGTGAAGATTCTAAAATTATGTTCTGTGGTGATGCCACTCAATCTGACTTGATTAAAACCAATGAAAGAAATGGCATCGCAGACTTTATGAAGGTTCTTCGTATTATGCCTTCAATTGATATTATTGAGTTTGGAGTTGATGATATTGTTCGCTCCGGATTTGTGAAAGAATACATTCTTGCAAAAATGGAAGCGGGTTTATGAGTTTTGTTCATTGTAATTTTTTAGGTGACGTTGAATTAGAAAAGAAAGAAACAAATGGGATGAGGTTATACCACTTGCCTAATGGTGAGTGGGTTCCCTCTATCACATCGGTGACTTCTTTTTACAATCGTCAAATCTTTGCTGACTGGCGAAAGAGAGTTGGCATTGAAGAGGCAAATCGTATTACCAAGAAAGCAACCACAAGAGGAACTGACTTTCACGAGGTAGCACAAGATTATCTTCTCAATAAAGAACTGGATTGGAATAATTATCTTCCTGCATCCAAGTTTATGTTTCATCATTTGAAACCCGAACTGGATAAGATAAATAATATTCATGCAATCGAGCGAACACTCTACTCAGAATATTTTGGCTTGGCAGGTAGGGTTGATTGTATTGCAGAATATGATGGAGAACTGGCAGTCATAGACTTTAAAACATCTGAAAAAATTAAACCTGAAAAATGGATTGAAAACTATTTTGTTCAGGAGATGTTTTACGCATCAGCATACTATGAGATGACTGGAATCCCTATCAAAAAACTTATTACCTTGATGGTAACCCCTGGTGGTGAAGTTAAAGTATTTGACAAAAGAAACAAAGGGGATTATATTAAATTATTAGTACGCTACATTAAAGAATTTGTATCTCAAAATACTAGAGAAAATGGAGAATGAATTAGAGAAGGCTTTTGAAAATAAGTTTTTCTGTCCTTCGAGATTCGCACAGGAGATTGAAACTCTTGTTCAGACACAAGAGGATATGAACTATATTGATGCAATCATTTATTTCTGTGAGATGAACTCCATAGACTTGGAATCTGTTCCGAAACTTATTTCAAAACCACTAAAAGAAAAAATCAAGTACGAAGCAATGCAGTTGAATTTTCTGCAGAAGACTTCACGTGCAAAATTAGTTTTTTAAATGATGCCAGTTGATGCATATCGTTGTTATCTGTCCTTGAAAAATCATTTCACCAAGGACAGTTATGACTATCACAAATATTGTGGAAAGAGTCGCGCTACTGTTCAGTCTTTTTACAAACGAAAGGATCGCTTTTGGTTTGAAAAACTTTCAAGAAACAAGAGCGATGAAGAAATTGTAGATTTTTTTGTATCTAACTTTATCACCTGCACCGATCCCAGCAAACTTTGGATTGGAGAAATGATGCGGGAAGGTGATACTCGTTATACTGAATGGAAGAAAAGAACACAGTCTCTTTCTTATGTTTTCCGACAAGAAACTGAAAACTTATTTAAGAACCAAAAGGTTGATGACGTTTTTGATTGTTCCAAGGGCCACCCACCCATTCTGAAGATGTTCCTGAGCGGGAATATTAGCCCCGAAACCTTGGTGATATATGATAAAATATTCCTGTTCGGGAATAATTTTGATAAGAAATTGCAGGATCCAGTGTGGGAAACCGTCAGTAAAAAAATAAAAAAGTATTCATCCTTTCTAAATATTGACGTATCACGTTATAAAAAAATCTTGAAGGAAGTAGTTCTGGGGGAAGAATGAGTTTTTTTGACTCTGAAATTGTAAGAGCCGAAATGGTTGAAATTAATGAACTGCAAGAAGAGATCTACGGATCAATGCTGCAGTTTCCTCATATGTCCAATACTGATAAGTTGCGGCACGTTGATCTCCTGGAAAAACTACTGGACAAACAGAAAGTTCTTTATGCTCGTTTAAGTTTGTCTGATGATCCTGAAGCTGTGGAGATGAAAGAGAGAATCTGTAACTCTGCACGGATGATGGGTCTTCCACCCAATGTTGATATGAATTCTGTTCTTGCTAAAATGTCTGAGGTGCTGGATATTATGCGCCAACAGATTGACACCCAGCGTTCTGACTGATAGAATAACGGGGTACACACAAGCCAAATACGTACAAATCCGAGGTAATCTAATGTCTTTTGCAGATCTCAAGAAGCAATCTTCTCTTGGTTCACTGACTTCCAAACTGGTAAAGGAAGTAGAGAAGATGAGCAATACCTCTGGCGGCGCTGATGA